GTCAATTAATTGCTTATTATAAGCTCCCATAAATAATTTCAATTGATCTGATGGGTTCCAAAGGCATCTGGGTTTAACATCATTCAGATGATCATAATGCTGTTCACCACTCTTCATCATAACTGTTAATAACAATGGTATAGTGGGATCTTTTCTCCATTTTGCTAAATATGACGTATATGCTGGCCTCTTAGGTGCGGGAAGAGATTCTATATAGTTTTCTAGACTAAAACAAGGTTCAGTATCAAAGTAACTATAAGCTTCAGCTATAAATCTTTCAACGAATTTTTTAGATTTTGCTTGATATTCTTTAATCATTCGTTTTGTAGGTAATGTTGTAGCAGCTGTATGTCTAAAAAATAAGGCTGAGAAAGCATTTTTATTATTAACTTCCATAACATGAGGGCTAATTTTTTCAACCGAATTTTCAAATAAAGGACCAGTTCTAGTATATTTCATATGAACTTCTTTAGAATCTAAAGGCTTGTTTTTATATTCTTCTAAAGAATTTATATAATCTTTCATATCATGTATATTATTTACTGGTGTGCCATCTATTTTAAACATCTTCATTGATGAAATAGCTTGATTTGGATGTTGTATGTTATCATAATTTTTATCAGTTATAGTGACATAACCACCTAAATCATACGTATCATCATAATCTTCATAAGTTGGAACATCATAATTGGGCTGATCTTCATTAAATAAATGACTGAGTTCTCGCATTTGTCTTTCAATTCCTGCACGTTGTCTCAAATGCGAACTAACATAATTATCAGACGGAGTGAACCCGGCTACACCATAATCTCTACCATTTCTCCCAGTCATCTGAGGTAATCCTAATTTAGGCATCGTATCCATCTGTTCTTCTTCAGGAAATCCATGGACAATTAACTCATATATATTTCTAATTATTCGTGAAATTAATTCTAATATAGGCACAATGTATTCATGATATATATGCGCTATGAACCTATATAAAGTATTCAATCCATTACCTAAATGAGTAACTCGGTAATTATGATATAACAAGTAGAAAAATATAAAGATAAGAAAACAACATAATAATCTTAGTGTCAACGGCATAACTCTTATAAAATGAGCTATATTCTTATATATATTACTACATAAATTAACATAGCTATCTAATTTAGATTGGGATATATCCTTGATGACAAAAGGTTTAGCTGTAACTCTTCCTTCGGTGGCTTCTTTATGTGACAATTGGCGTTCATTATCATATTTAATTATAGTTGGTGTTGAATAAACCCAATTTTCAGTATGTAGCTCATTCATAGATTTAACTTTCTTCTGGGCTGGAGTTAATTTGAGTGCTTCTAATACATAAAAACTTGGCAACATACAATATGTGAGAAATTTACCTTGAACCCAACTTTTACATGCATTGGCATTCCAACTCTCAATCATTACTCTATAATCAGTTAAATTCAAATAATAAAGTGGTGTATATTTTAAATTTAAACTTGCTATATAATCATCTCTATCTACATTAACTTGATTACGTAATACTA